TAGTAGGAGTAGGTGTGATCGTAGGGGTAGGCGTAATCGTTGGCGTCGGGGTAATCGTTGGCGTAGGAGTAGGCGCGGCCGGAAACCACTTATTGATTAAATAATTTGAATTAGCGGATACTTCAGAATAAGATAATACTCTATTATAAACTAATACTTCATATATATCACCAACAAAGAATCCTTCGGCGCTCTCTAATCCGCCAAGGCCGTAATAGCCTTGAGCTTTAGTGTTAGTAAACGTACCAGTTGCAGAGGTATTAGTATAAAATGTACCAGAAGTGTCAGGGTTAACAGACATACTCACAACATACGGGGCATTTAAATTCATAGCGCTAGCAGATGCTGTTGTTACTATACCACCGTATGTACCCCAGTTATTAAACCCTCCCACATTATTATTGTTGGTAATAGAAAATAAAGAAACCCCTTTAACTCCGCGACCAGTATTATAAAAAGGTAGACTAAATAAGCCCTGCCAACCATTAGTGTAGCTTGCTCCGGTACGTTTAGCAGCTATTGTTACAGTTATTGCATTATAGTTTAAGTAATCGTTAAAATTACTCGGGGTTAAGTTGCCAGTTACAAACCGAATAACAGGTTTATCGCCTAATGGGCTAGCGTTAGTAACAACATACATACTATAACCGTTTGAGCCGTGCCAAGTGTTTGTACCTACTTGATCAGGCACAAATGAATCTAGCAACGTTTGATTATTACTAAACCCAGAAAGAGATAGTATACTAGCATCTAATTGATTAATTAAACCGTTTGTTACGAGTGCCATATTATATTACTTGTACGCCTGATATATAAGGATACTGGGTACTTAAATTAATGTTATAAGAATCGACAGACAATTTAGTGTAGCCAGCATCGTTAACGACAATAACATCAAAGAAACCGATTGCTGAGGGCGCTGGGTAGTTTACTACCATTTTGTTATCACTTTGTACACTGTAGCTAACTACCGGGATTACTCCAGATAAAGCTGGATACCCGGCAGACAACGAAGGAGATAATGCAAATGGGTTAATAATAAATGTTGTACTTAGCGGGCCAAACATACAATTGTTACCACTAAGAAATACACTTGTTGTGTGGGTGTACATATCTCCATACAACTCTACTGTACCTGGAAGAGTAATAGGTGTAATCCAGCGATTCGCATAAGGTATACGTGGTATTGCAGAAAGTACAAATGATTCAGTACTAGTCGGGTCTGTGAGATATTCTATATTCTGTAAAGTTGGCGTGCCAGATACCGCATAAAAATTACTATCAATTTTAAATATTCTTCCAACCGGATCAGCATCTGCTTTAAACAACCACCCTTTAATTGTAAAGGATGTGTCGCATATTACCCGAGTGGGCTGAGTTGCAGCTTGCTCAACCGGGTACGTCATCGCGAGTGTTCCACTCCAGAGAACCTCAGAACGTATTTCTAGATCAGCCATTCCTTCCCGAGTCCAGGAAATTATAAAGTAAGGGTCACTATATGGAACAAAGTTACTTAAAATTTGATCCATATCAGATTGAAATTTAGTTAATATAGAAACTGATACTTCTATATTAATAGGTACTGGCTGTAGGTTTTTTTCTGAAGAAGATTTATTAAAACCGTTGTTCCAGTACTGACCGTAAAGTTTATTAAAAACCCGTCCTGAGTCTCTACTAATAGAATTTATCCAAAATGATACAGCTGGTAAAGTTATATGTTGTGCTTTATCTACAAGATCAAAAAGCACTCTTTGCTTTGGAGAGTATACATAACGAACACCTACCGTTTGTCCGGCTCTTCTGGTGTTATCATATCTTTTAACAATAGCACCGTCAAAGGCCTGGAGAAACTGCGTTAATAAATCCTTTACTTCCCAGTGGTATGTATACTTCTGCACGAGTATACTTACACAACACGATCTAAAAAGTGTTTAGGAAGTATTCTCTTATTATCAATAATAGTGTTAGCGGATAATCCGTCTAAGATATATGTAACGCTTTCGTCTTCAGCACTTCGCGTACACCGGCCACATGCTTGAATTAATGCAATAAACATACGCATTTTATACCAGCTAGGATCTTCATCAAACAGCTTTTTGACTCTCTTACTTGCCAAAGAAGGGTAAGGTAGTTTAATAATAATCTGCCACTTACCGAGATCTCCTTTAAGATCTAAGCCCATAGTTAACGAGGGACTAATTAGTACAGTATCATCCTGTCGAAGAGTGTGTTCTCTGATAATCGATTCATTAGTTGAGCCTTCCTCTCTATATAGGTATCTTTTACCTTTAAGTTTCTTTTGAACAGCTTGAGTAATTACAAACGAATGAGTATGTATAATACCCTTTTCCCCTTTATGACTTTCAGCTAAAGTGTTAGCAATCTCCACCACTTGAGGTAGATTCTTATCGAGTGTTTTATAGTTTAATGGAAACTTTGTATGACAGTAAATAGGACTCTTCTTAGGGTCAAACGTAGACTCAATCTCGACATATTCAAACTCTTTAATACCTAGAGTCTTTGCAAAGATGTTCTTGTCTACGATAGTAGCACTCATTAAAATTACTACATCTGCAAAATCAAACAAACAGTGACTCAATGCATCAATCTTAAGAGGTGTGAACGTCGCCTTCTCTGCGTCTTTCTCAATGATATATTGAGTTTTATCCCAATGGTCTATAGTATGTACAATAGACTCATAAAGATCTTTACGGCCCTGCTGCATAATAAGCTCCATCTTATTATTCTCATACCGTGTACGGTTAGCTCTCGAATCAATAACCTCTTTAATAGAGTTAGCGAGATCAGTTAGCCAGCCTAGCGCTTTTGCAGGTAATTCAGAAGTAAGCTTAGTAAATTTTACGTCGCTTTGAGTCAACTTACGATAATCAATAACTGTTGAGAAGTTCTTTACCATTTCATCTTCAAGCTCCGAACATTCATCGGCAACGATCATTTGTCTACGTTTTAAATGGTCAGGTAAGTTAAAAAACGAGGCGTAGTTAAGAACTGTAAAGCGTTCAATTAATGCGCTGTTACGAGATTCGTAATAAGGACAGCGATGTTCCTCCCAACAAGACTTTCTTAAACTTTGAGATATAACGCACGGCGCCATATCTACAGTAAAGCTTTCGTCTACATCGCATTGATAATTACTCTTACCTTTAAAAACAGAAGACTCTTTAAACAAGTCTTTATACTGATTTTGTAATGCTTTAGTAGTAGTAAGCGCAAATAGACCGTGCGGATGAAACTTCCTCATCGCTCCATCGTAATCTTCGTCAAAAGCATGATAGTTAAATACTAAATTCTTGTACTCTGCTTCACACTCATTAGTAGTATTAGAAAGAGTCTTACTAATAAACGATTTACCAGAACCAGTAGGGGCCTGTACGATGATAAACTTAGCACCCTTTCGAATTGCTGCTTCAATATCTTCGAGACCTTTTACTTGATGTGGTCGAGGCGTAAAGCCTTGCGGAAAGTAATCAAGTAACGGTTTATTAAGTAGCATCCCGTTATTATAGGACCACTCTTAATTAGTTCAATGATGTAATTGTAAGGATTGCGTTATAAAACTTACAATTTTTAACTTGCGAGGTTGATTTCAAATTAACATGCAAATCATAATCTTGCTCAGCTAGGGTACTTAAAGTGTAGTCAAACACCAATTTTCCATTAATTGTTTTAATCGCATACGGGAACGGAATTTCGAATGTTTCTTTCTTTTTTTCCGTTAACATAACTAACGACAAGTAACAACCTGAAAGCTTAAAATTAATTAACTTACCTTTTTTATAAGGTTTATTTTTAAGCGTGAGTTGAACGTCTTTTTGAAAAAGTTCTTTAAAGCTGTTGTCGAGATTAAGTAGCATCTTATTTGTCCATAAACTGTTCTTTATCAGTTGCGGACATTCTACTTAGTACCTCACTAAAATACTTCCAGAACTCTTCTGGAGGCGTGGTTGGTATAACACTTACTACATCGACGGATTCCGCCGGAACTAAGCGATAATCCTGCATAAAGATATCCCAAGTAAGTACCAATCCTTTTTGTAACGGATTAAATTTAAGTCGACCGGTTGCAGTTCTAAAGTTTAGAGCAGTTCTACCAGCTGCGCTGTTTAACAGCATACCATCATTAGTTGCAAGCATTCTTCTAGTGGGAGGAGAGCCCGCAATAGGGCGACGCCGTGTGAACCTAAGTTCCACGGCGTTTTTTTCTAAAAGCTTAGTAAGAGCTGACTGGGATATTCTCATTCCGGTTCTGCAACACCGAAGATACGATCTTCATTTAAAAATACGATGTGCTTAAGATTATTTATGTTATTAGCTTTCAAACCAAACGTACTCGGAAAGATAACGTGTTGACCGACTTTTACCTTAGCCCGAGGGCCTGCAAGCAATACTTTACCAACACGCCATGCTTGCATACCGGTATGAATAGGTACCCAAATACCACCTCTACAAATCTCAGTACCATCTGCGCTAATATCAACGAACTGACACATTAAAATATCATCGAGAACCCCAGTCAGCTTCCAACCAGTAAGATTGAGATCACTATTAGTATAGTCTTCAAGCTTTACCATACCTTTAACTCCATCATGCTCAATATTTTCATTAGCATCAAGTGCTTGGTTACGCTCTTCTTTGCTTAAATGTGAAAGGCCTCTTTCGATTTTATGTTGCAGTCTTTTTTTCATATGGTAGTTCTAATTTAAATTGTTCTATGTATTGACTTACCTCACGAGAAGATATTTCAAGGCTGTTTGCAACCTTAAGCAAAGTGTCTTTATTTTTTATTGCTACTTCAGCCTCTTTTTTCTTTTTAATATAAGAAATACGTTTAAATTTGCATTGCGGTATAACTCCGTGCATATAGTTAAACCAAATCTCTTTGTCTCCGAGTGCAGACCACACTCTATTGCTCGTACAGTTTATAAGAGTAGCAATTTGAGGAGAGTGCATCGAGCACCAACGCTGTACCATATAAGGTACAAACTCGTCACTCTCCTTAATATTGCTCGTATCAGGTCCTTTAGTTTTATAAAGAACCTTATTAATATAATCGAACATTAAACAATAACTTTAGTGGTAGCAATAAAGATATTATCTACCATGCTATAGAATCGGTCGATAACAGCTTTTTGGAATTGCTCGGTTTGTTCCGGGGTGAGATTGGTGCTATAAGCAAAAGCGGGTGCACGTTTACCAGCTGAAACATTAACCCCGGTATGACCGATAGCTACATTCTCCTTAGAGTAGGTAATGCTTACTGAGGCCTTACCTTTTTGCTGAACGATACCGCCTTGATTATGCTCGGCATATACCATAATATCATCGCCCTTCATTTCAATAGGCTTGTTAATTATCTTATGTAGAATATTAGCGATTGCAGTATTAAATAGACGCTGAAAGCAAACTGCTCCGAAGGGATCAAGGTTAGGAATCTCCCAGCAGAAATTGACCATAGAGTCGCTATAGATATAATCCTTCTCGAGTGAATCCTCAAGGTCAATAAGATTGAGAGTAACCTCCACGGGCGCAGCGAAAGAAACGATATTACCGATAGGTAGAGTACGATCCCGAAAGTACTTATAAGCAAATCGCTTGTGAATAAAAGAGCCGTCATAGTTTTGTTGATCTTTAATAATCATATTGTGTGTGTATGGTAAAGTAAAAATTAGTATTCTCCACGGTTATATTTGTCTAAAAACCAAGCTTCTCCTTTAAGCCAGTCTTGAGTATATTCTCTTAGACCAGGAGAGCAATGAGTAGCACTAATATTAATAGTCCCGAGTTTAAATTTATTTTTATTACAAGTTAAACTAAAATCGATATCGTAAAAATGCGCAATGCAAGGGTTGCTCTCATCAAACTTTATACCCCTATTAAAAAGCTTCTTAGGATTAAAAGCTAAAAATATTCCGTCTAAAATAAGTACGCGACCGTTTTTACCAAAATGAGTATTAAACGTACTATCGTTACCGAGATTTACATGAGTAACAGTACCGCTTCGATTTGCACACATAACATGCCACAGACAGGGCTTAGTAATAGTAGTGTCAGCGCCACCCGCTAAACCGACTACGTCATACGTTTCAAGTGCTTTATGCAATTTATTGACCCAACCCTTGTCAGTAATTACTAGATCATCGTGAGTCAATACAAGTACACAATCTTCGTGTCTATAAGATTTAATTAGTTGATTATACCTCTCGGGTAACTTTTTTGTATTCTCGTAATACGGAGAAACTATATCGATATCTGAAATCTGTTCACTATTAAGTATGCTATATTTACCGTATCTTTTTTTTAAAGATTCCCCGGTACTACTTTGAGTACAGAACCCCAAATACGTTTTCATTAGTCAATAATAATACCGTTACGGGGAAGATTAGGAAACATCTTCTTAGTGTATTCTGCAAGTTTAGGGTTGTTAAGTACTCCTTCATCAAACAAATAAACATTTTCTAGCTTGGTATCATCATCATTTAGCTTTGCAGCTAAATCAACCATTTGTTTCTCGTGCTTACGAGTCCATTCAGCACAGACATCTGTTATGCTAGAAAAAAGTAAAGCTTCTATAACCAGCTGTTTTTCTTCTGTAGTAAATTGTATACCCTTCATATGAGAGGAGTATAACGGTTTATCTTAATAAATCTACTTATTATTTAAAAGCTGTATAACAACCCCTGTCACACTAGTAATAAGCGCTACCCAAACAGCTGTTTTAAACTGCCAGGATAGTCTATCTTTTTCTAAATGAGCTACCCGGCAAACGTTTATGCTGCTTCTTAAATTTTCTAATTCTTTTGAAAACTCTAATTCAAAATGAGCAAGTTCATTACCTAATGTAGCCGTTTGCTGCATTAAACTAGGCTGTCCATTACCATCTCGAATAAGTTTACTTAAATTTTGTAACTCACTCTTAATGTTGACTATATCTCGATTGATATAATCAATTGCAGTGTTTCTTTCTGTGGGGGTACGAGCCATATTTATACTTATAGTATAAAGTACGGGGACTTGGACTCTATTTTTACTGGCATTTCCACTAATGCACCACCAGACAAAGTATAAACAGAGTTTTCCTCCAGTAATACACTACCTTCAAATGCGGTAGATGAAAAATCTCCGGTTTTTATATTAGCATATAGTGTACTTGAATTACGAGATATAAACAAAGTATCAAATTTAGTATTGTAAGCCCAGACTGCAAATGTTCCTTCAAGTTTACTCAACCCATCAGTAATACCAAACTTATACATTAACCGAGGTATAATGCAGCTATCAGTTGCGCCAGTAAGGTCTTCTTCTGGAAAGTGTTCTCTAGCTAATTTTTCAAAATTGCTTACAATACCGTTATGTGATACTACCCACTGATTATAATAGAACGGGTGGTTGTTTACGAGCTCGTAGCTCTTTGTCTCCACTGTTGGTCCTCGAGAGTGATATAAATAATAACACAACCCTGGAAAGTTATTGGTAGGGCTTTGCCATTGTGCTGGTTCATTAAAGCAACCTGAACGTTTAAACAAAAGATGATGTCTACGGTCTGCTGTAATTATAGCACCAGAGCTGTAGTAACCTCGATTGAGATTGCTTTTATAGAGCTCAAACGCTCTCTCTTTGTTAAAAGATCCCGCTATACCGCACATATATTAAAGGTATGTAAGTTCTTTGCAGTTATACTTTGACCACGGTATATCTTTGGAGTATCCAATAGGATCAATGGTCTTATTGTCGATAAAGGCCTTGATACGAGCTGAACACGATACACATTCTCCGCATGCAGGATCAGTACCTTCATAACAGGTATGAGTCTGTCTAAAGTCTACTTGTAAATCGATACCTTTCTTGACGACAAGGTCCTTAGAGTAAGACATAAACGGAGCATTAACCTTAATCGTGTTCTTACGATTTAAATTATAAACATCGTTTACCTTATTCAGAAAAAGAGACGTAGTATCCCAATAACCGGAGAAGTCGTCAGTTTGTACCGCGCCGTAGTGTAGGTCGCTTGCACCGATGCTTTCAGCCCAACCAGCAGCTGTCGTAAGTAGTAATAGGTTTCTGAAAGGAACATAACTTAAAGGCTGGGCGTTGCCGATATCATCTCGGGCTTTTGGAATAGCAAGGTTAGTGTTAGTTAAAGCAGACATTGTAGAGATCTCTCTAAAGAAATCCATATTAATGATCTTATGTTCTTTTACGTTGCAAGCTTTAGATTGATACTTAGCACATTCAATTTCTCTTATAATACGCTGTCCATAGTTAAAAGTGATAGCGTAAACCTCGTCATATTTAAGTTCTTTTGTAACATAATGCAGTAGGATAGAGCTGTCCATACCGCCTGAAAGGATTACGAGTGCTTTTGACATAGGGGTATTTTAACTTATAGATGAGAAAATTCAAGTTGATTTGATAAATAATAGTACATATGTCTAAGTTTGCAAATTCATTTCTAAAAACCCTTAACGAAGACGTTGAAGGTAATGCTTTCACCGCGGGACTCGCTAAAACTAAAAAAGGCAGTACGTTTAAAATAGGCAATAAAAAAATTAAAGACACTAGTAACTATGACTCTTCGGTAAAAAAAGAAGGGGACAGTAAGCTTCTCCTTGGCAAAAAAATTGCCGAAAAAAAGAAAACCATGAAAGAAGCAGCAGGAGATGAAATGGATGTCCCTAGTGCAGCAGCAATAGACGCACCTGACGACGGAGATAGTCAAGCTTGGAAGAAATCTTTAGACAAAGGTACTAACCCAGAAGACTTCGATGTAGCTGATAACCCCCAGCATGATGTTGATACTAGTGGTATTAAAGCTGCTCATGAATGGATTAAAAAATTAGTCGAGGTAGCTGAATTCGTTAACGGTACCGGCCCAGAAAGTCTTAACTCTCAAATCAATCAACTAGAATTAAAGAACTCAGTACCATTTCGTGGTGTTGTACGTCGTGAAGAGAAGCGCATTACTAAACTCGCAGAAAACCTTCGCGGATTAGCAGAAGTGCTCAAGTCTGTTGTCATTACTTCCGAAAAGAAAGTAAAAGACGCAACTAGCCCTCGCTAATCTCTTGTAACGCTTTGAACGTCTCGGGGAATAATACCTCGAGACGTTTTTTTATGTCTAAAGCTATGTCTCTATGCTCTTTTTGTGTTTCGATTGCACAACGAAGCTCTAGATAATGAATCCAGCTGCGCAATGAACCAGTCATATAGATAGTGGTTTGAGTATTAAGAGGCAAAATCATACGTGCACACTCTTTAGCAATACCGCTTTGTACAAGAGTGTCGTATGTACTCTTAATGAGCTTTTGTAGATTGTATACGGTGTTCTTAAGATGTGCTTCAAGCTCTATAGGCTCATCTCCTACTTGACGATTAGTTTTACCTTGTTTACGCCATTCAATCTCTTCTAGTTCGGTTACTTCAGCATAACGCTGACTAAATTCTTGAAAGGTAAATGAGCGGTGCCGTAAAATTTGAGCTGCAATCGCTCTTGAGGTTTTAATCTCAAACGTGCATGATACATGTTCAAACGGACTAAAATGCTTATGTTTAATAAGATACCGAAGAAGCTTATGGCCCGTCTCTGTATTCATTTGATTAGCCGGGTTACTAACTCGGGCTATGTATACAATAAATTCTTCAGGACTAAGGGCGCCGTATTCCCGGCCCAGACTCGTTGCTACAATTTGAGTACCTGTATAAGCTATTAATTTAGTTTGCATTTTTAATTTGTGAAAATTGTAAAAGGCCTTTCATGCCTGTGTATAAATGTTTTATAACAAACTCAGGTTTAATCTCGTCTTTCTTTAAATGTACACAAAGATCGTTGAGATCTTTAAAGTGTTCAAGTCCTTTAGGCCAGATAAACACTGTATGCCCTCTATCTAACAGTTCTTTAGTTACCTTATATGAAGTCTTATCTACCCATTGATTATCTAATACATAAGCGACTTTATGCATAGGGAAGCTATTGGTAATGCTTTCTAATTGATCTTCTGTAGGTTTGATACCTGCAAGCGCTACACTATTACGTAAAAACATAGCGTCAATCGGGCCTTCTTGTAAAAAGATATATTCAATCTCAGGAGTAACTCGATCTATATTAAAAATACCTTTATCTGAATTGGTCTTTGAAAGATACTTAGCCCGCTCTTCATCTTCTTTATAGAGCGCTCGGGTTTGGTAAAAGTCTATCTTAGGGCTACCGTCAATGACGTAAAATGGAAATACCACTCTGTTCTTATGGGTGTAGTCAGTCAGACTTAACCACAGTGCTCTTGGTTTATTAACGGCTGTATCCAGGCGTCTCTTAGAGATAAACTCAAGTGCATCTTTTATTACAGGGGTCTCTTTATAGAATGAGACTTGATTAGTATCAAACAAATTGATACTATCGTCTGGTAGGCTCTTTGGATTATATTTCTTATACGTTACCGATTTTTTAATAAGGTCCTCAACAGACTCGGTATGCTGTTCGGATTCTGCTAAAATCTCAGGAATAGTCATACCGGATACGTCTTTAACGAAATCTATTCCAGACTTACTTGTGTTACAGTTATGACAGTATGCAAAACCTTCTTCAGGTATATAAAAGAAGCGTCTCTTCTTACCAGCACTTGCTCCTTCGTGACAATACGGACACTCAGAGGTATACGTACCGGCATTTTTTTTGAATATCGGTCGCTTGCAGTACTGGAAGAACGTACGTATAACTAAGTTTTGAGATATCTGCACAGGGGAGTAATTAACAGTATATGGGCGCCTCTAAAAATAACAAGTACATTCAAGGAATTTATAACCCAATTAACAAGTCAAAGTATATAGGTAATACGAATCCTTCATATCGTTCTTTGTTAGAGAGAAAGTTTTTTTATCATTTCGATAACAATCCGAACGTAACAGCTTGGGCAAGTGAATCAATAGTGGTGCCGTACTACAATGATGTCGACAAAAAAGTACACAAATATTATATAGACTTAATTGCCGCTATTAAAGACAGCACTGGGGTGTCTCAAAAGTATTTAATTGAGTTAAAACCGTTTATGCAGACTCAACCCCCGGTGCAATCTAACAAGAAAAAACAAAGCACTGTTCTGTATGAAAACTTAATGTATCATCAGAATCAGTGCAAATGGAATGCTGCAACTGAATATGCAGCTAAAAAAGGAATGAAGTTTATTGTACTAACCGAAAAGTTTTTTGGTTAGTTTTTATCAAGCTCGTCGAGCTCTGGCTCTTCTTCATCATCTCGCTTCATACCTTTGAGATAGCTTTTAACGTAGGGATCAGATTCTTGTTCTCCGTTCTCCTCATCTTCCTCGTCTTCCTCGTCTTCAGACGAAGACCTACCTTTGCGTGCAAGATAAGCATCCCGATCGCCGCGATTCATCGACATAAATTTACGAAGTCGAGCAAACTTAGCTTTCTTTTCAGCGTCAATATCAGAACCAGAAGGGTCAGCCATATCTTGTGGTTTTTCACTGGCTTCCATTTCTTTAATACCTGAAACCATCTTATTAATTTCCTCAGCATCAGTTATATAGCTTGTCTTAAGAGTAATACCCTGATCATTAAGTCCTTTAAGGTGATCAACTAAATCAGACACTGAAGCATCTGGATGTCCAGACATAAATGACTCAATTGCAGCTTGAGTTTTAAGTTCACTTGCGGACATTGACCCTACTTCATCTGTTTCAATCGGTTCTTTAGTACTTGCTTCTACATCCCCTCCGAGCTTCTTAGCTCTCTGCATTTTAAAAAATTTATAAGTCGGTACTCCAGGGTTTTCTGCTTTCCATTTCTGGAACTCAGGATTGGGGGCACGTCCTTCATATTCTTCATTAGTAGCATCATTAGCAATGGAAGGATCGATATTCTCGACTAAGGTATTGGCAAGCTTGTTGAAGTTCATACGGGTATAATATATACTTACTTCCCCCCAGTCAAGTTTTTTCTTAAAAATTCTTGTTGTACAAAATCAGATACTAGTGAATCACTTTCTCCGAAGAAATCCCCTTTTTCATTAATATACATACTCATTAGAGCAATACGTTCTTGACGATTACCGTACAACGGTATAAATGCCGGGCAATCATCAGTATCAAAAAAGCGAGAACCCGTCTTCTCCCATGCTTTATAAATCCCCTCAAAAAGATGTCCAATTTCAGAACGGTAAATTGGATCTATGTCTCTGTTAGGGGCGCTTGTTAGTAACACATCGTTTTCTGCGCAGAATGGAATATAAAAAATAATTGAATAAAATTTAATTGATTGACGAAGAGTGTTAACTGTCTTGTCGATAAACGCTTCATCGATATCGGATTTACCTTTCTCATACAACCAAAGAGAGTAAACTAAGTTATCAATCGGGGTACGATCAAAGACCATTTTCTTTTTACTGTAATTAGCCATTGCTTCATCTACAAGGAAATTAAGAATTGCTTCCTGAGAAGCTCTAGTACCTTCCTTATTAATTGGAAGGTTTTTCTCTTTAATCAGATCTCTATAAGACTTTTCAGGGGAAGAGAACATTGGCCACTTGTCTTTCATATCTTGGATAAGAGTAGACTTACCAACACACTGAGTACCGATAATACCGATTTTATTAAGCTTTTCCATTATGGAGTAGACTTAGGTTCGTCCGTATCGTTATCAACGTAGTCAAGATGGGCATTCTCAGGTGGAACATATCCTACTCCCTTCATAAAAAAATCAAACTGCTCTAAAAGCTGAGATATACTCATATCTCCAGGTAGTTCAACTACGAGCTTACGCTCAGTGCCGCAATGACCTGTAAAGGCATCAGTGTACTCGTTTTCGTAGATTAATGTAATTTTTTGCTTCATACTTTTAAAGCTTTATCCCAAACTTGTAAGTGCATTCTATTAGAGAATTTAAGGTTATATTTCTTACAAATATCGGCTACAGCAGGAGCAATCTTAATAAGCTCTTCTCTAGATCCACACATTGGCATAATCCAAATCAACTCTTCTGGAAGATTAATCTCAGGGTTGTTTACAAACTTCTCATACATTTCATCCAGATCTGATTCCTGTTTAGCAACAAACTTAAAGCAAGCCTTGTGCTTAATAAGGTAGCGAATAACTTCTGGTTTAAAGCGCTTGTCTTCCGGGTCACCGTTAACAGAAAGCTTAGGAGAAGTAGTGTAGGTTACTTCGCAGCCAGTTGTTAGCCAACCTGCATCAGGTAAAATAGTACCATTAGTTTCAAAGTCTATGTATAAGGTCGGCCCGATAGGGTTATCAGAAGATGCGTTAAGTGGTTTACTATAGTCCGCAAATCCCCACCGGTCTCTAATAAAATGTACAAATTCTAAGAGATTCTTTTGCTGAATAAAAGGCTCTCCGCCAGTAAGCTTAAGAAGTGCACCCTCTTTAAGACGGTTATGATAGTCGTTCTTTTCATAGAATTGTGCAATCTCTTCAAACGTCATCTTGTTCTTCTTAGACCACGAAATATAACTATCACAACCGAAAGGTGCGTCTGGGCTCTTAAAACCAATACAGGTAAGATTGCACATTGACAATCTCATGAACACTGAAGGATAACCGATATACTTACCTTCCCCCTCTAGGGTGTAAAATACAAAATCGTCACTCAAAAAGAGTGTTTTATTAGGATCAATAGTCATATGTTATTATACGCTGTTAAATTAGCTTTTCCATACATGATCCGGAGAAGTCTTCTCGTAGATCGCACTATTGCCTTCGTGTTCCCAGACTTCTACTTTCTGTACCCAGCAACGACCATAAGTTGACTCCTTAATATAATCATCGGCTACTTCAAAGCAAAAGTTTGCAAATTTCTCGATACCAACACCGTCTGCCATAATTACAAGTTCGATCATATCGCGTTTATCAAGTTCTTTAAACATATCGAGATCAGGGTCGGTACCTGAGACCACAGTCTTATGGTCGAACGTCTCTTCTAGTATATTCTTAAGCTCTTTAAGAGCTCCAAAGTCAACGACCCAGTTATTACTATCAAGCGAGCTACAGGTAAACCAGAACTTAGCTTGTAAACGATAACCGTGAATAAAACGGCAATGACTTTTAGCAAGCGGCTGTCTGAATGCACAGGAGCCGAGCGGTATAACCTTGGTAGAAACGTATCTGTTGCTCATAATACGTATAGTAACGTATTATAGCTAAAACTCAACTAAGTTCGTCTAGGTTTTTTTCAACCCATTTTAAAAGTACAGCTTCATCAATATCTGGCGGGCTACAGAGCATTGCATTGTTTCCTTCAACGTTACTATCAAATAAGCTTTTTTGTAAAATTTTCTTTTCCTCTATATTTTCTATATTAAAGTAAATATTGGCACGTTTATCCTTTATTATAGTGTTGCCGGCTAGAATAGAATGTATACTCTTTATGAACCTAAATGTGCCGACCTTATAATCATTGAGGTCATTTAAAAAATTCTGACGATTAATATCCGTTTTAAAATATACAAATATCGGTATGTCTTCACTTTTGTAAAGTTTGTTACGGTATTTTATATTCACTTTCTATTTACTTATTTAAACATAAGTATAGTTAATGCAATTATTAGAAAAAAGTAGATTTGATCAAAAATATAAATATATAATAGAGGCTATGGATATGCCACCACCAACCGTACATTTTAGTATGCCACCTGCATACGTACAATCTGTAGACACCTTTAAAGGGTATGCTCGAAGCGACGAAATGCGTCAGTTAGAGACAGTAGTTGCATGTTTAGTGTTAGAAGCAGGCGGGGAAGGGACAGTAGGGATGGAGGCTGTAAATGAAGTAATTCATAACAGATCAAAAAAGCAAAAAAAATCTCTTTATCAAATAGTAACTGCGCGTAAACAATTTTCATGCTTTAACGGGGGGGTATATGCAGCTGTACAACAAGCAAAAAAACATCCTAAGTGGACTGAAGCAACTCGTATACTTAGAAATGAATTAACTAACCATACGAGAGGCGCAGATCACTATCACACTCTTTCAGTACGGCCGTCCTGGGGTAAAGAACTATTAAAGCGTGGTGCAAAAACAATAACGATTAAGCACCATATATTTTACCACTTTTAATTAACTCTCTACTTCTGTTTGAGCAGGATTAATTCTATCAACTATATCGGTAAGCTGTTGCTGTTTTTCTAAAGCGTTTTGAATTGTTACCTTGTCGTTGAACACAGACTTGTCAGCTGCATCTAAAGAGTCGGGAGAAATAACTAACGCTCTTTGTACTAAGTCTATAAGATTTCTTAATCCTTCTGACGAGACCGGTTTGGGTACTTCTACTGGAGCAGCGGGGGCAGGAGCGGCTGGGGCTGGGGCTGCGTCAGGGGGAGGATTACCGCCGGTTTGATCTAAACCCGGAGTGGGGGGTGCTTCAGACAAAATCTTAGTGTATACCTCGTTAACTAGTGTATCAAATTTTTTCATGAGGCTTTACCTGCTATAATAGCTTTTAATTGATTAATTTCTGCTTCTTGAGCTGGTTGACTGTTTTTATTAGCAGCTCGCGTGGTCATTATAGCGGTTAATTTTGCTTGAGCCGCTTTTTTATTAGCATCAAGTACTTTCGGATCTACGGCTTGGGTTTGAGTCGGCCGGGTGCCTGGATTAGCACCAGACATAGTAGCTGTTGTAGGCTGACCACTTAAATTCGTATACTCTTCAGCAATTCTTAAAAACTTGCTATTAGCTTTAACTTTTTCGTAAATAGGATCCATTTGCTATTATTTACTACGTTACAACAAATTTAAACAAACAAAGTTGATTTTTTTAAATCCGAACTATATAATACATCGGGGGTAGAAAGACGAGGCTTATATAAATTCATAAATTTATATCATCGTATTATAAGGGGCGCCCGTTTTCTTTGTATACTTTTAATAGGTTCGCTTCGCTCACCTTAATCCACTTACGTATATTTATATAATATATATATCTCGGGACGGATATGTTAAAAGGGAAAGGTTAGCTTGATTCCGTGCTTTTCGAAAAAAGACTTCATCTTGCGAGTAGAAAATCTATTAAAATCAAAGTTATATCGGCAATCTCTGATTAATAGGGAGAGTTCTTCACCGCTACCACCACTCTGCTTCAAACAATTAAACTCTAGAGTATTGGTGTAAACTATAACTGGAAACACCTTGCATATCTTTGCAAGAGCTTTTGGAAACCTAATTCCTAGGTTAACATTCGAATCGATATAAAATATAACATTCTTACGGTTATCGCTATCCTTAAAACAATTAATCAGGCGATTTAAAGTATGATACAGGTATAACTTGTCACTATCTTTATCTTTAATCTCAAGCCCGTATATTTGCGTCAAATCTTGGTAATAGCATTTTTCAATTTCAGCAGCAAAGGACTCAGCGTCCACCACTGTCAGACCGAGTGCTATTTTCTGTATACGCATCACTCTTTATTGTAGCTTCTAATCTGGATTGTTCAAGTAGTTTCTTTAGTAAAGCATCAGGCGCTCTACCTATTCTACAGTTAATAATACCATTGTAAAACCCTTCTTTAAGAAGCACATCATTATCAAATTGTTTTTTAGCTTCATAGTAAGCCAGCTCAAACTTACTATCACAAAGCCATACTATTTCAAACGTAAATTTGTCTTTACCTATAGCCTGGATATCAGCGTTTAAGTCATTAGACGAAGACATATAGGTCTTCCAATCAGTCTCAATATCAAAATGGCGTTTATTCTTTTTACCCTTTAATGGTTTAAGCTTTTTAACAGACTTCATCTGTTTCTTACCAATATACCGCTTTTTATTTACAGTATTAGTAATAACGTAAATAAAACCGTAAGGTAAATTACCTTCTTCAATAGTAAGCTTAGTAGTCCAGTGGCCGAGATCCATTAACCCTACTTATTACATGCCTGGAGGTGTTCTACGGATAACCTTACCCTTTTTAAAACCTGGTGGTTTAAACTTAGATCCAGGAGGGGTAAACTTGTTTTTTTGTTTAGAGCCAAATAAGTTCCGGGCATCTCCTGGAGCGTAAAAGTCCCCACTTTGCCCTATCTGAAAAGCATGAGCTTGACCTGCACCAAAAGCACCTGCAGAAGTGTTACCCATATCTTCAAGTAAAGCGAGTATTCTTTTATCAAAATTTTTCATGTTGAATATTATCTAAAGTATACTATACTTACGGTGTTAATTATGGAACTACCAGATTACGATACATTATTTATTAATTACCAGACTGAAATACTGGGAGATATTAAAGTGGATGAGCTATCTTTAAAGGATAAAGCCATGCTCGTGCCTGTAATTAAGCACAAGTGGGTCGCTCGTTTAATGACGCATAAAGATCAGATACGTAGACTGATTAACGCTAAGAAAGCAGCAATTAAAAAGTGTACTGCAGATGTACCGGTTGCATTGAGTAAGCAAGCTCTAGAACAGTCCGCATTAAATGATCCCACTGTAGCTAAGCTTGATGAAAGTATTGAAAAGCTTAAAATTATTATCGAATACCTGGAGAAAGTAGAAAAACTTACGGGCTCGTTAACCTTCGATTGCAAAAACGTAATTGACTTACAGAAACTTGAAACCACGTAATGAAGGTAAGCTTTGAATATGATTCTAAGAGAAAAGAGGTAAAGATAGTCTCAGACTACCTCAACAATATTAAAGAGCGGTTCTCTGTAAAGAATCCCGGGGCTCGGTTTAATCGTTACTCGCGTTTTATGCCCCAACGCATTTATGCTATAACCCCGCAAGGGTATTGCGGTATTGGCTTGGTACCAGAAATTGTTAAGTTTCTTAATAGTCAAACTATACCGTTTGAAATAACGATGAACAATGAGCTGATTTCAGCACTTGAGCAATTACGCTTTCAGGTATTAAATAAAGAGGTACTTAAGAGTGAGTATGCCTTGAGAGACTATCAAGAAGAAGCTGTCAATAAAGCTTTAACATTTGGTCACGGTATAATCGAGCTTGCTACCGGTGGCGGTAAGACATTTATTATTGCAAATCTCGTTTACACTGCTACTCAAGTAATGAGTAATAAGGAGCGAGTATTAATTGTAGTACCTGACATTGGTCTTGTTGAGCAGACCTATAAAGATTTTATTAGTTACAACTATCCGATGGATACCGTAACTAAGTGGTCAGGTAATAATGAGATTGATACTAATGCCCAGGTTATTATAGCCAATATGGGTATTTTGCAAAGCGAGAAATCAGATCTGAGTTGGTTTAAAGAAGTCGGTATGCTAATTGTAGACGAATGTCATAAGCTTCGTAGAGGTAACAAAGTTAATAAACTTATTGATAAAATACCTACTTTAAGACGTTTTGGCTTTACAGGCACTTTACCGGAAAGCGATATTGATACCTGGAACATTAATAACTTTATCGGCCCGGTTATTTTTAAAAGAACTACTACCAATTTAAGAGAAGCTGCTGGGGGAGAGTACATAGCTAATGCCCAGGCCCTTGCAGTACACTTAGAGTACGGTATTAAACCTGACTATACTGCAGTTGCAGCATCTCAACGCTATTTAACAGAATTAGACTTTATACATAATAACAAGTTTCGGTATATGGTTATAAAGAACATAGTTAATAAGCTTAAGAACAACTGTCTTATTCTTGTGGACCATATTATTCATGGAGATAATATGTTTAAAGAGTTATCTGCATTAAGTGATAAGCAAGTATATTTTATACAAGGAAGTGTTGAGGTAGAAGAACGTAGAAAGATACAGCAACTAATGGAGACCAATAACGATGTTGTATGTATTGCAATAAGCAAGATATTCTCTACTGGCATTTCTATAAAAAACATACATTATATTATGTTTGCAGCAGGTGGTAAGTCTAAGATTAAAACTTTACAGTCTATCGGTCGTGGTCTACGTGTTCATGAGAACAAGGATGTACTCACTATAATCGACCTGGTAGATGAATTAATTTATGGCGGAAAACACTTCGACAAACGCAAAGAATTCTATGACCTTGAAAAAATCCAAGTCAGCGACAAGATTATCACCGAAACCTAAGGAGCCTAAAGCCCCTAAAGTTCTAAGCGCCTCTGCTAAGGCTAAAAAGGTATACTATGTAAGTCCAGCAGACTTTACTGCCGAGCTTAAGAAGTACTATGAGACTGATGTCATTACTAATGAACTTGCCCTTATGATTAAAAATATTGCATACGGCTTAGCACATGCATCTAATTTTATTAATTATACCTTTAAAGAAGACGCCATTGGTGATTCTTTGATTAACATGTTTAACGCACTTAAACAAAAGAAGTACCGCTTTGATAGAGGCAATAATCCTTTTTCATACTTTAACTCGATCTCTTTTAATTGTTGGCGTAGTCGTATTAAAAAAGAAAAGCGTATGAGAGATACGCTTGCAGCTTATCAAGAAGAAGTATATAGTGTTATTGGGCCAGGGGTTGGAGTTGAAGACCCTGTGAATCCGGCTGTTACATACAAAAGCAATGAAAATTATTAATTCAGAAGTAGGGATCTTTTCAGATCCACATTACGGAGTACATCGTAATAGTGAAACTTGGCATAAAATTGCACTTGAACATGCTAAGTGGGCTGCTGAACAATTTCGCCAAAGAGGCATTAAAGATATAATTATACCCGGAGACATATTCCATGATCGAAACGATATTGCTGTTAATACTCTTCATAATACTACCGATATTTTTGATTGTCTGCGCGAGTTTAATATTATCATTACTGTGGGCAATCATGACGCTTTTTATAAAGATAAGTCTGATATTAATTCAATTTCTATTCTCAGAGGCTGGTCTAATATTAGTGTTGTTGACACTCTTATGGTGGTTGACACGCAAGGCAAAAAAATAGCTTTCTGCCCGTGGGGTCAAGATGTAGAAGCAGTTCCAAAATGTGATATTATTTTTGGTCATTTTGAAATTAATAGCTTTAAGATGAACAGCTTTAAGATCTGTACTAACGGACTCAAGGCCTCTGACTTAACAAGTCGCGCACCTCTCACTATTACCGGACACTTTCATCACCGAGAAGAAAGAAAGTACGACGATGGTACTATTCTTTATGTAGGGTGTCCGTACCAGCAAGATTGGGGTGACTATGGTACCACTAAAGGCTTATACATATTAGATCTAGATACTCTTAAATACGAGTTTATCGAGAATATTATATCCCCGCGTTATAATAAAATTAGATATTCTGATATTGCTAACGGCACTTATACTGCTGAATCTCTTCGAGGGTTTATTAAAGGCAATATAGTTAAGTTTTTTATTGACAAACAGCTAGAACCTAACGTAGTTGACTCAATTATTAGGAAGCTTGTCTCTATTAAGCCAGCTGAATTTACAATAGAGTATGACTACACAGAGTTATCTAAAATAAATGCTGAAGAAGCTAATTCTAAAGATTTTAATGTTAGTGTAGAGAATTCTATATCTGAATTTATTGATTTACTTGATGTTAAGTATAAGGATAAAGTAAAGACTTACGTAACTGAGTTATACCACAAATCTACAAACGCATGAAAATTGGAGCTGCTATAATTGCCTGTGATCGGGTTGAATACACTAAACAATGTGTTGCTAGCCTTATGGCTAATAAAGGACCTCTTGATGAGATTGTTCTGATTAATGATGGTCTTAAATTACCAGAAGGAATTATACCAGAAGGTATTCATGTAATCGAAAACAGACCACCTTATCAAACGGTAGGTAAAGCTAAGAATAAAGCTCTTAAATATCTTATAAATGCAGGCTGTGACCATATTTTCTTAATTGAAAATGATATCATTATTAAATCTTCTGATGTATGGAAGAAATATATTGATGCTGCTCAAGGGTCTGGTATTACGCATTTGAATTTTGGTTATCATGGCCCGGCTAACAGAACACCAGACTACAAGAAACCTAACCCTAGATATATTGTAGAGTATCCAAACAATATTAAAATAGCTTTAAATGCTCATAGTGTTGGTGCATTTTCGTATTTTAATCCTATCTATATTAAAAAAGCCGGGGTACATGATGAATACTTTAAGAATGCCTGGGAGCATGTAGAACTTTGTCAACGCGGTATTAAAGCTAATTTGTTACCAGCGTTCTGGTGGTTTCCAGATGTTGAAGGTAGCGATGAGCTGTTAACGGAGATTCCAGGCTCTATTCAGAACAGTTCTATTACTCATACCGAGACTTGGACTACTAATATGAAGAAAGGTGCAGATTATTATAGAAAGCAACATGGCGTATCTGCTATAGAAAATCCTGATACACCCTTAGACGTAGTACTTTCAAGACTTAAAGGCATTTATTTAACTTGTAAAGGGGTATGATTACGTTTTCCAAATTAGGTCGTCATGGTAACCTAGGAAACTCAATGTTTCAGCTGGCTGCTACTGTAGGGGCAGCTATTAAGAAAGGTTATGAGGTAAAATTACCACGTCATGAGACTTATTTTGATATACACTATAACTGTAACAACGTATCTATTTTTGACGGTTTTGATGTAGATATACCTGTTTTAGCCCCAGAGGATCTAAAAAAAATAAAATATATTCACGAAGAGCCTCATTTTCATTATAGTTCTAGTATAGATAATATACAAGACAATACAGATTTAACTGGTTACTATCAATCTGAACGTTACTTTAAGCATGCAAGTAAACAAATAAGAGACATATTTAAATTTAAGCAGCAACATGTTAACTCTAGTAACGATCTTTTTGGTTATCTGGAAATAGACCCCCAAGAGACAACCTCTTTACATATACGCAGAGGGGACTTCGTTAATAAGCAGCAGTTTCACCCTTTGCAATCATCTCAATACTTTTTTGAAGCTACTGTATCAGCGCGCTTAAAAAACGTTCTTGTCTTTTCAGATGATATACAATGGTGTAAAGATAATATAAAGAGTAAGAATGTATATTATTCAGATTTAACTTCATGCTTTTCAGATATGAAAGCAATGTCAATGTGCCGGAACAATATTATCGTTAACAGTACGTTTGGGTGGTGGGGTGCATGGTTAAATGAGCATCCCAATAAGATTGTAATTGCCCCTAAGGTGTGGTTCGGCCCAGGCAACGCACATTTAAATTCTTCTGATGTTATACCTTCAGATTGGATAAAATTATGAAAGAAATACATATAAGAGATTCCTCTTTTGCGCATTGCGTATATAGCAATAACCCGATGCCACCTAAAACGTTTTCAAAACATATTAAATGGAATAGAGAATCAGGAGACCCTAAGAATACCGTATACACTGACTACCATGTACAAGAGTGTGACGGGGGTATTGGCTGGTTGTTAGAACCACGCGAGTTAATCCCTCACGTTTATAACTATGTAGAGCAAAATACTCACAAATTTAGAGAGATATGGTCCCACGATACAAAGTTTATTGAAAAGGTTAACGGTACGTTTGTACCGTTTGGTGGTTGCTGGATTGACGAGCAAGACTACGCAATACACCCTAAGTGTAAAAACTTTTCTATTATAGCATCAGGTAAGAGACAATTACCTGGTCATTTGTTGAGGCATCAAATCATACAAGCTGGTGGTTCAAACATTGATGTACTTGGTAACGGGTATAGACCTATTAAAGATAAGATTGAAGGATTGAAAGACTATAGATATCATTTTGCTATAGAGAATTGCAAGAAAGACGTATGGTTTACCGAAAAGCTTATTGATTGCCTGGTTACTGGTACTATCCCGGTATACTGGGGGTGTCCTTCTATTTCTGCTTACTTTAACGATGAGGGGTTTATTATTTTTAATGACCTTGTGGAATTAAAAGATAAACTTAAATTATGCACCCCTGAGTACTACGAAAGCAAGTTACCGGTTATTAGAGAGAATCTTGAATTAGCAAAAAAATACCTTTTATCGGAAAATTGGATACACGAACATGAACTTTATATCTCACAGAGGTAATTTAACCGGTAAAGGGGACCGGGAAAATCACCCCGATCAAATCAAACTTTGTGTAGACCAAGGTTATGAGGTAGAGATAGACGTATGGGCTATAAATGATAAGTTTTTTCTAGGTCATGATAACGCTCAATATCCTATTGACTTTATGTTTCTATGCAACACTCCAGGGCTCTGGATACATTGTAAAAACATTGAAGCATTAAGAATTTGCAAGTTGCCATACTACAATTTAAACTGCTTTTCAATAGACAAAGACGATTTTGTAGTTACCACCCGTGGTAATATATGGTTGAGTCCTACTTATCAAGAATTTTATAAACAATCTATATGTGTTATGCCAGAGGATACGCGTTGGCACTTTTCTAAAGAACAATTAGCAGATTTTGATGGAATTTGTTCAGATAACATATATCATTATAAGAATTATGTTACTAATCTTAGACGTAGACGGGGTACTCACGAACGGAAAGAAGTATTATGATAGTACCGGTAAAGCGGTATTAAAATCTTTTAATGACCGAGACTTTACAGCTATTAAAAAATTTAGAGCTACAGGGTGGAATGTTGTATTCCTTTCAGGGGATCCTAATATTAACCAAAAGGTAGCTGAAAACCGCAACATACCGTTTTATACTAACCGTAAAGACGGGGTAATGAGTAATAAGGCTACGTTCATTACTCAATTCGAAAAAGAGTATAACGTCACCACTCAAGAAATGGTTTACGTTGGGGATGATATATTTGATATCGGCATTATGAATTTAGTTAAATATAAATTTTGCCCGCAGGATTCACCTCGGGAAGTACGTAACGTATCTGACATCCGTATATTACGTAGCAAAAGCGGTGAAAATTGTTTAACTGAACTATACGAGCACCTTTTTTATATGAAGCTAGTTAAAAGTGTAACCGTAGAGGAGGTCGAAGCACTTGATCGTAATGAAAAGTTTTGATATAGCAATTTACGGTCATTTAAGCTATGACAACATTTACGAAGGTTTTAATTATAAGTCTTCGGTAGGATGTATGGGTAATGTCTGGAATCAGCTCAAGATAATAAATCCAGATCTTAAAGTAAAGCTTGAGCCTACTGACATTGGTGAGTCATTGATCTTAGCAGACGTAGAACAGTGCAAAAGAACGAGTGTATCCCGTTTATCACTTAAAACTCAAGCACCTTCTATACATGATAGTAAAGTTAGTCACGTAATGTATATTAACGAACTATCCGATACTAGCTTTATTAAAGATCTTAAGGGTTTTGTTACTGCAGATGTGTGTAACGGCAAGTCTTTAAACTTAAACGATAAAAACTTACAATATATTGATCTTTTATTAATCTCAGATGAAGATATGTTCGTGGACATTGCCACGCTTTGTAGTGTCATTCGAGGCTCGGTATTAATGCATTATCCTACCGGTAGCACGCTTTACAAGCAAGATTTGCATTTTACTAAACAAAACGCTACGCTTGTATCCGGAATAAACGTATTAGGTGCTGGAGACAAACTTGCTGCTTATATACTTGCAGGATTACTTGATAGTACCAACGCTCTTCCTAAAGTAATACAGCACGCTCACAGCGCACTTACCAATTACTATATAAATGAAAAAATATAATCTTTTAGTACCACTTGCCGGTCGAGGTCAACGCTTTGTAGATGAAGGCTTTGTTGTTCCGAAGTATATGATTACTGCTTATGATAAGCACCTTATTGACTGGGCGTTAAGTTCTATTGATATATCTGAATGTAATCTTATATTTTGTTTAAGACAAGACCATATTAATAATTTCGGAGTTGATGAAATATTTCGTAAAAAGTTTGGTAATGATATTAAAATTGTAGTAATAGATCGCATCACAGACGGTAGTGTATCTACTTGCTTATTAGCTAAAGAATACATCGATAATGAACTACCACTATACATTTACACTGTAGATGTGCACTTTGGTCCTAAATTTAAACCAGCTGAAATGGTTAATGATGGGCTCATTCTTACATTCAAGAGTAATAATCCGGCATATAGCTACGTTAAGCTTAACGAGGAAGGATATGCTTTGCTTGCTGCTGAAAAAGAGGTAGTGAGCAGTAATGCCTGTGTTGGGGTGTACGGCTTTAAAAGTGGTAGTAAGTTTGTAGAATACGCCGAGTCAATGATTATGCACAATATGCGTACTCGTAACGAGTTTTACATTACCCCTATGTATAACTTAATGATTGAAGATGGTCTTAAGATCTCTATCAAAGAAGTAGATGAGATGTACATTATGGGTACCCCAGAAGAATATAAGTTTTTTACTACTCGAGTGTTAAATCAATTCGGTAAAGGTAAAGTGGCTCTTGCGTGCGATCATAGCGGCTACGAATTAAAAGAGCAGTGCAAAAAAATACTTGAAAGACATGGCGTGGAATACGTAGACTTAGGTTGTTTCACTAAAAAAGATTGCGATCAATTTGATTACATCTCTCAAGCTGTGCAGTTTATTAAAAACGGTACTTGTACTCACGGTATTGGTTTTTGCTGTACCGGTCAAGCAGTCAATATTGCTGCTAATAAGACTGACGGTATTAGATCGGCTTTAATTTACGATGCATATAGTGCTGAATACTCAATTAAGCACAATTGCTGTAATTTCTTTGCAATACCCGCTCGTATCACTACTCCAGAAATATTAG